CAAGCGTATTGCCCGAAGTGTTGCCGATCAGCAGTTGGCCGTTGGTGTAGCTGCTTTGCCCCGTGCCGCCGCTGAAGACGTTGAGCAGACCCGACAAGATGACATCGCCGGTAGCCGGCGTGGCGGGGGTCAAGCCAGTAGTGCCGCCAGACCAGGACGATACGCCCGCGTTGGCAAGCGTGATGGTGCCGGCGCCGTTGGTGATGCTGATGCCAGCGCCTGGCGTCAGTGTGTTGAGCGTGTAGCCGGCAGCGTTGCCAATCAGCAGTTGGCCATTTGTGGGCGTAGCCGATACGCCCGTGCCGCCATTGGCCGGCTGGATGACGTTCTGGTTCGCCCCGACAACGGCATACAACCCATTGAAGAACCGGAACCACTCCGTTGACACCAGTCCTGAACTGCTGTCAACGAGGGGCACACGCGGCGCCGGGACTTGGGTGACGTTAAGCATTGGTCGGGGTGATGAACAGTTCAGCGCCCATGATGGCGATCTTCACCGGGTCAGTGCCCGACACCTCGTAGACCCGGTCCCGGAGCTTCTCAGTCATGCCCAGACGCCGCCAGATGGTGCGGTAGCCGTACTGCCCGATAGCGCCCATCGAGCGCCAGTGCTCGTTCGACCAAGTGTGGCCACCATCGTCCGACCAGCGCAGCATGGCTTGCGGGTTGACGCCTTGTGTGGTGGCAGCAGAGATGAGAATGTCTAGCCCAGACTCCGTCAATAGGTCTTCAGTCCCGCCCAGTAGCGTGGCTACAACGTAATCCCCTGACTCGCTTATCAGCTTATCGCCCGCCTCGGATATAAGCGATGGCAAGAGATACGTTTGGGCCAGCAGGGGCACCTCCGGCGCTGACGGATCGATGCCGTTCAGCCCAACGCCAGTCTCGGCGTCGAGTTGCAACGAATGGTGCGCCGTGCGCTTCAGGTTGTTTTGGCCGGTAGGCAGCGCCCGCCATGACCGCAGCCACCGCTGAATCTGACCATTGTCAGCGTAGACATCCAGATCGAATGCGTAGATGTTGCCGTTCTCAAAGTCGCCGACGATGATCGTGCCACCGAAGTTGCACTGGCAGTTTGACCTGTGCCGGTACTGGCCCTCATCGCCGCTGGCGCGTTCGTGCCAGGCTTGCACCGACACATCGTAGACCCAGGTCTTGCTGGCTGACGGGAAGTTCAGGACGTAGAAGGCGTGGCCCTCTTGCTGGTAGGTGTAGGCTACCGCGTCCGAGATGTTGCCGTACTGGGCGATGGCGTACTCGATGGCGTGGGTCGAAACCCTGACGCCGCTGTAGCCGTTGTTCTTGTAGACGATGCCCTGGCCGCGAGCGTCGGTGCCCAGCCAGAACAGCGCATTGTCAAGCTTGGCAACCGAGTAGGGGGCCGCGCAGCCGATCTCGTTGAACGCGCCTTGGACAGGTGTGAGAGGGAAGTTCGCTAGGCCGGCGTTGTACCAGACCTCGACCGAGTCAGTACCAAACACCCACATCTGCCGGTGGTCTACGTTGATCGCCACCACACCATCCGGCGAGCCATCGGCGCTGGAAACGTCAGTTGAACTGAAGACCAGCGGGTAGATGTACTGCGCTGTTAGCGGGTCGACCGTGTCAACGCTGTATATGCGCTGGCTGTTTGGCTCGTTGAAGACAAACAGATTGTCGATGTACGCGACGGTGACAGCGCCAGGGAAGTTCTCATCCGTGATCTGGTTGAACTCGCCCGTTGGCTCAAAGTAGGTGTAGCTCGGGCCGTTGCAGGCAAAGAAGATCACCGCGCCGTTGTCCGCGATGGACACCGGGCCTGTACCCGACACGGTGCCGAGCAACTGAGGCGTTGCGCTGGTGCTGGTGAGCTTGAAGACCTGAATGCCCGAGACAACGTAGAAGTCCGACCCGTTGGTCTGGTGCGCCCACAAGGCCCGGATAGGCCCGGTGCCGACCGTCTGGAGGAATTGCAATCCTGGGGCGCGGTTCAAGAACCCGGCTTCCTTGCCGCCATCGGGGATGGCTTCGGGGAACAGGTTGACGAGCCTGTTGTCCGCAGCGTTGATGCTGCGGGCAACGTATGACTGGCCCAGGATGGGGGTCTTCACGCTTGCAATCCAACAAAGATAGGAGTAAACTTCTGGTTCATTACAACTGGAGGTTTACCGTGGAAGATTGGAAAGCAGTGCTTAACTTCGAAGGATTGTACGAGATCAGCAACTTGGGCAACGTGCGGCGCATTGCGCGTGGCCGAAAGTTTACCGCCGAGCAAGTCAATCAGGCAAAACAGATGTTGGAAGAAAAAGCCACGCTCAAGACGGTGGCAGCGTTTCTTGGCACCAGCATCACAACGGTGTTCTCCATCAAGCACGGAAACACTTGGGCTGGGGACGCCGAATCGAGGCCCGTCAAGACCACTGTTGGGTCTGACTTCTACATCTACTTTACGCCTAGCAAGGAAGGAAAGTACGTTCATAGGCCCGTTCACCGATGCATCTGGGAAGCGTTTAACGGCCCGATTCCAGGCCGCTTGGAAGTCAACCATAAGAACCTTGACCGTGCTGACAACAGGCTGGAAAATTTGGAGCTGGTGACACATCAACAAAATATCCAACACGCCATTGACTTGTACAAAAACCAAGGGCTTTTGCGGGCGGTCAAAGGCGTTAAAGGATTTGTTGTTGGACGACATAGCCAATACGATAATTCTTAAACCTACTTAGAAATTGCCTGCATAGATATTGTAGCGTTGCCGAGTGCCCACGATGCTGTACGGCAGCGACATGATGTCATCCGGGTTGTTAATCCGCTTCAGGTTGCGCTTGGATGTCATGGCGATCCGCGAGACCTGCGGCGACGGCTCGACACCAAACTCAGCAGCGATCTCACACGCTAGGCAATACCTGAACGCCCGCAGGTAGCCTGGCGGGAAGGTGAGCACAGTCGCCAGCGTGGCCGGCTGAGTCAACTCAGACACCGACACGAAGTGCCACTCCAGCACCTTGGTAGGCACCGGGTAGACGTACATCTCGATGTCGGGGTAGTTCATGTTGATCCAGATCACCTGTGGGTAGGTGCTGGTCACAGTCTTTACCGCGATGCCGTTGTACTGCTGCTGGTTGAGAATCTTGATGCCAAACGAGATGTTGTTCGCGGGATCGCGAAAATACGTCGAGTCATCCAGCAGGACTGGCCGGTTGCCGACAAAGTCGCCGGTCGGGCCAAGGGTGCGGCTGATAGCGCCGGGGGGCCACATGAACACCTGATCTTGGGTGCTGAACACCGCCAGACGCTCGATGCTCCACGAATCGATCATCTGATTCATGGCGGTGAGTGCGTCCTGGGACGTAGCAGCGGAAGGCGTCTCACCCTCGGCAAGTTGGCCGATCAGGCGCAGCGCCCCGTTGATCTGGTCCCCGGCAGTGGTGGTCATTCAGACTCCTTGCGGCGGCGGCGAAGCTCGTTCACTGGCGCCGGTTCGCCCGGAGTATACCGCATCCAGCCGTTCTTTTCGTCTTGCTCGGCCTCAAGTTCTGCCATAGCGACCTTGGTGCCGTGTACAGGGTGCTTCAGATAGATTACCACAGATCGCCCCTAGAAATTGGTCCCCTACACCTTGTGAGCGTAGGGGAGATGCATCACTTTTTAGGAGATGCGGTACATGGTCCAGGTGGTGTCGGAGGTTTTCCGAGCCCTGAACTGTGCCGAAGTGTTGATGGCAATAGTTGCCAAGCCAACAAGCGTCCACCCCGTACCGATGGTCATGGTGATCGTGCCACCGCTGCCGCCGATGTTGATAACGTCGAGGGGAAACGTGCTATTGGTCTTAGCACTAGACACGGCGTCGTTGATGCCAACAACACTGCTGGTGCCAACCACAATCGGCAAAACGTATGCCGTAGCGGTGGTGCCAGAGTTGGCGATCAGCATTCCGCTGGATGCTTGCGCAGCCGTCAGAGTGACCGAAGTTACGCCCGTGAGAGTCTCAGGGGCGGCTTGAACGCCGATGTTCGGTTCAGCTAGGTTGCCGTCACCAACTTGG